CGTGACCTGCGTGGGCCTCGGGTGGCTCTCTGCGTACAGGCGCACGGCGCGGGTGGCAATCCGCAGCTCGCGGTCGTCGTTTGGCTCACTCATGGGCTGCCCACTCGCGCCAGGAACTCGCCGTACCTGACCACCAGCCAGAGCGCGCCGGGTATCACCACGAACAGTATCACGGCGACGAGGCCAATGCGCGCGATGTTTGCTAGAGCGTCTTCGCTAATCATGTGCCTTCCTTCCTGCCGGCGGCGATCATGGAGGCCCAGATCAGTTGCACATCAACATGGGCCGCTTCCGGGGAGGCCAAGCACATTTCCATTGTCGGCTCCACCGGCACCACCGCATAGCCTTCCGGTATCGTGACGCGCTCTGCCCGCAGCCGCTCTATCTCGTCGGCGGCTTCATACATCGTAGCCAGCGTCCCGGCTTCCCGGCGCAGGCGATTCACTATGTCATCGCTCATGTCTGCGTCTCCTTGAGTGAGGTCATGCGGCGTCTCCACAGAAGCAGTCGATCAGTTCATCGCGGGTGCCAAAGTCGAAGCCGCGCTGCTCTTTCACGGCTTTGGACATCTCGGCATAGGACGGCCGATCAGAGCGGAAGGTCGCACCTCGCTCCTGTTCTTTGGCAATCCACCAGTCTGCCGCCGATGGGATGTCGCGCATAATCCCGCTAATGGTCGCCGCCGATTTCAGAAAGCACAGGTCGCAGTTTCCCCAGCCGGGAGGCAGCAGCAGATCGAAGTCCATTGCCTTCCAGAACTTCATCACGTCGGCTTTGGTTATTCCCGCGACGGCAAGCGGCACGGCATGGTTGCCTCGCATCCGCGCCACGCGGCTTGGTTCATCAGCGCGCAGGCCAACGACGTTGAGGTAATCGTCCCATCCCAGCCAACGAGCGTAGGACTGCATCGGGATCAGCTTGAGTCCGATTGTGCAGATGCGTCCCACAGGGTTTGGGAGGTATTTCTTGTTGCGAATGAGGGCGCTGAATGGCTCTCCGTTAATCGAGGGAGTATCCACGGAACTGATGTACCGCCAGCGATCAGCCGGTCGGTTGGCGCTTCGATACTCGACCCATTCAATCTTGACGTTCAGACGCTGGGCGTAGGTATTGATGAAATTGAGTGTGCCCTGATGTTCCTTGCCGGTATTGGCAAACACAGGCACGACATCATCAGGCAGCGTCCCGCCGTGCGCCTGTAGGATGCGCCAGAGCATGTAGCCGCTCGTCCGGCCGCCGCTGAAGCTGATGAGCGCCGGCCCCTTGATCTTGAAGGGGTCAGCCACCCTGCGTCTCCTTGAGTGCTGCGCGTGCGATAGTCGTGGCGCGTCCTTCGGGGCCGTGGTTGTGATGGTCAAGCTCGATAATCTTGCCCAAGACCTCACGCATCCTCTCCACCTCCCGCGCTGCTGCGAGGAAGGCGCGGGCGACGGTTTGCGAATCGTATGTCAGAGCATCGGTCCATTCCTGCCAAGCCGGTGCGGTCGGATCGAACACCCCAATCCGCTTCGCTGCCGCCAGTTCGTCTAGGGTCATGGTGTATTCCTCAACACTGTTGTGCCGTTAACCTTGCGCCGCCACTTGCTCTGCCACTGGCTGGGCTTGCGGATGCCGAGGTGCTGGGCTTTCTGCCGCTTCGCCTTGGCAATGCGGGAAACATCGTCCGCCGTCTTGGTTGCGTGGCATTTCGCGTGGGCTGGGGCCATGTTGGCGTCATCGTCGGCGCCGGCTAGCGCAAGCGGCCGGATATGCTCCACGTCCCATTTCTGGCCCACCTGGATGCGCTGGCCGCACAGGTGGCAGACGCCGGCCGCCGCCTCAAATACACGCAGGCGGCGCGCAGGCGCTCGGCCATAATGTCATCGCTCATCGGTGCGCTACCTCATTCCATCGCTCATTGATCTTGTCGGCATAAAACGTCGCCGCGCTCATCTTGCGGCAGCCCTGGCATTTTGCGCGGTAGCTTTTCGACCGACCCATGTCGCGGCATACGATCTGTACTGCGAGGCGCGTGCCGCATTTGCACGGCAGGCGTGCGCGGTCGGCCGCATACTCGGCGGCGTGGCGTGCGCGGTCGGCAGCATACTGTTCGGCGGTGATGCGCGGGTACATGGTCACGGTGCCGCGGTCATGCGGCCACGTCATCAAACAGCGTCGCCGCGCTGGCTTCCACGTCGCGCAGCGTGCGGCACGCCTGATTGAAATACTCGGCTTTCAATTCGACGCCGACGAACCGGCGCTTAGCCTTGAGCGAGCAATAGCCCTCGCTGCCGATGCCCATGAACGGGCTCAGCACTACGTCTCCGGGGTTGCTCCACATGACCAGGGCCCGGTCGATCACGTCGAGCTGTAGCGGGCAAAGGTGGCGCTCGTCGTTGGCGTTCCGGGCCGCCTTGACGTTCAGCACCTTGGTCTGGTTGACGCTCATCCAGACGGGTGATGCCCATTCCTGCCATTGTTCAACCGGAAAGTCGGCTGGGTCGTGCGAAATCAATTCTGTGTTTTCGCCGGGCTTGATGAACGTCAACAAGTAGTCGGGCATACCGCCACAGCTCTTGCTGCTATCTTTCTTTAATTGCTTGTAGAGCAGGCCGACATGCTTGGTCCTGGTCATTTCGGTGACGGGGCACTTCCAGATGGTGCGGCGCGAGTGCAGTATCCATCCAGCCTCTTCATGAGTGCGGATGATGTCGCCGCTGAAGTCTTTCATGCCGACCGCGCCGTCCTTCCATTTGGTCATCTTGAGGTCGGAGCAATGTACGGCCGTCAAACGGCCGGGCTTTGTAACGCGCAGCTTCTCACGCACCATGAAAGCGTACTGGTCTCGAAACTGCTCATCAGTGCTGTTGCCCATGTCGGAAATGGATTCCGAATAGACGAACAGCGAGCCGAACGGCGGCGAGTAGACGGAGAAGCCGACGCTGTTGTCCGGCAACTGGCCGACCACATCGACGCAATCGCCATGGTAGGCAACGAAGCGGTCGCCATGCTTCTCGTCTAGGCAGCGGATCGTAGCCATGCCGGTGTCCTCCCCTTGTGATTTGGCGTGTATTCGATCATGCGGCGCGTGGCCTGCGTCGTGGCGCGCTTCATCGCAGCAGCCATCGCGCGCTTCATGCTGGCGTGTTCATCGGCCTTGCGGTCGATCACGCGGCCGATCTGATCTTCGCCCTCGGCCACGATGATGTGAGCCTCGACGGGCTTGGTTTGCCCGAAGCGCCAGCAGCGCCGCACGGCCTGATACCAAGCCTCGTAGGAGAAGCTGCGGCCCACAAACGCCATGCGCGCGCAGTGCTGCCAATTCAGCCCCATGCCGGCCACGCTGGGCTTTGTGATGATGACGCGGGCGGACCCGTCCGCGAACGCCGCAAGGTTTTCCTCCTTGCGCTCGATCGGCATGGAGCCACGGACCTCGATAGCCTCCGGGATCCGGTCGGCAAGGGCATCGGCCTCGTAGTCGGTATCGCACCAGACCACCCACGGCTGCGAGCTTGTGGAGACTAGCCGCGCCGCTTCATCTGCCCTGGCACCGGCCGTCTGCCGCTTCGTGGCGTGCATCGACGTGGCCGACATTTCTAGAGCAAACAGGCTGCCTTCCATTGGCTTGACCTCGCCATAGGCTGCCCGGTGTCGAATGATGCTCAGCGCCGGCAGCACGAACCGCGCGCCGTCGTATCCCAAGTCCTCAGGCGATTGCGCCATGCGCGACCACGACGCCATCCATTCCCAAAAGGATGTTTCGGCGTGCTTCTTTAGCCGCCATGTCTGCGAGGCCGTCGATGCGTCGTTGATGAAAAACCGGGAAAGCATTTCATTCCCGTTCATCGCGCCCAAGAACTCAGACTGTTGGCCCAGCTCCATATGATCGTTCGGCGCGGGCGTGGCCGTCGCGGCCATCTTGAACCGATGATCGCGGAAAGTTTCAATCAGCGCGCGGGTCGTCTTGCCGCTGAAGTTTTTGAGGATGCTGGCTTCGTCTAAGCTCACGACGCCAAACGCATCCGGGTCAATCTTATCCATGCGATCATAATTGCAGATGTTAATGCCGGCCCGTGCCTCGCTCTGGTCACGGATTACGCGGGCATCGTAGCCTCGCGATTGCGCCTCGCGTTCGATCTGTCGGGCGACGGCAAGCGGCGTCAGGATCAGCGCATAGCCGTTGCTGGCGCGCATTGCCTTGTCGGCCCACTCAAGCTGACAGAACGTCTTGCCAAGCCCCGTATCGAGGTAGAGCCCGCACCGTCCCTGCCGCAAGGCGAAGTCAACGCACGCGGCCTGGAAGTCGAATAGCCCTGCATTTAGCGGGGGCGGCTCGATGCCGGTTGCAAGAGCGCGCGGCTTCTTGCCATCAAGGAATGTCTGGTATTCGACGTTCATCGTGCAGCTCCTAAACGCGCGGTCATGTAGGCGCGCAGCTCGCGCAGCCGGCGGCGCCGGTCGCCCTTCGGGGCATCGTGATATGCGAGCATCAAGCGCAGGTGCTTGCGGCCGTGCGCTGCTGCGGTGATCTGGCGGCGCGTCACGGCGTCACCCGGCGGCACGCTATGCGCGTGGCTTTTTCGACCACGATCGCAAGCGACGCAGCGTCCAGGTCGCACGCTGTCGAGGTGTTGAGCTGCTTGCCGCGGGGGCGCCAATCCTGGCCCGGCGGCTGCTCCCAAAGCTGCCAGCGCGGGCCTGTGATCTCTGCCGCGGTGGCGTATGAGGCGAGCAGCATCACGATGCCGAGCGCGACCAGCAGGAGCCAGAGGCGGGTCATCGTGCGTCCCGCCGATCTTCGGCCCGCTGCTCTGCGCGGCGCTCATCTGCGTCGTCCTCGGCCGCCTGTAGATCGTCCAGCGCCTGCTCGATCGCCTGCGCCTGGCCCTCGTCGCCCTCCAGCCAGGCGCTCGCGATGCTGTCGAGGCTGCTCTGCTCGAGGGCCGCGAAGGCGCCGCCGTAGGGCGCCGGCTGGCCGTCCTCGATCGCCACGGCGCTGACCCACTCGGCGTGCGCGGGCTCGGCCGGCTGGCCGCCGCTGGCGTAGGACGGCCCCTGCTCGGCAACGCGCTCGTTAAAGGTGAACGTGATGCGGCAGTCGATCGCCGCGCCGAGATCCGGGTCGCCAACCGCAATGCTGGCGTCGATCGTGTGGGTGCTGCTCATCGCCGCGCCTCCGCGCGCTTGGCCCAGGACATCGCCTCGGATTGCAGAACGCTGTCGTCGTAGCTCGCGGCGTCAGGGTCGATGCCGTCGTCGCCAAAGCGGCGCTCGCAATCGCCAACAAAGTCAGAGATCAGGTCGAGCGTGCGCCAGGCGTAGTCGGCGGCGTGATCGTCAATGCGCTTGACGGCGGCGGCGCTGTAGGAGCTGCGGCGGACGACATCGAGCGCGTCGAGATACGCGAGGGCCGCGCGCTCCATGGCGTGCAGCTCGCCGCGGAGGTCGTGCCATTCATCAAGCAGGACGCGGCGGCGGGTCGAGGTGGTGGCGGTCTGCATCGCGGCATCTCCCGTCGAACCGGCCGGCGTCTTGGGGGGAAGACGCCGGCCTGCTCGCTTCCGAGGATCGGCCCGGCCCGCGCCAGCGGTCGGTGCTGGCGAGGGGCACTGTAGCAATACTTAAGCCGTGGTCAAGCGATACTTAAGTCACAACCCAAAAAATGGGGCAGCGTTGAAAGCGCTATGACTAGCTGTAGCGTTTCTCCGTTATTTTGAAGGCTTTTGCCCACTTCTTGCGGGGAAGGTCGAAATCTCGCAACGGCTCAAATTGTCGAACCCGCCAGCGGTCCGGGTGCGCCCGGAGAAGGCGCTTAACCAGCGCCAGCATAGTTCCGTTACCGTCGTCTGCCACGAAAACGCAGTCATCACCGGCCCTCGGCGGTTGTGCAGGGTCTACGACCACCTGATTACCGTGGTCGATGGCGGGACTCATCGAGCCGCCGATCACAAAGAAGGCAAACGCTCCTCGGGTCTGCCCGCGCCTGTGAATATGGTCTATCGGCTCAGAGGTCAGGATCATGGCCCCGTCGTCCCCGGCTTCTGCCGAAGCCCAGACCGGCAAATCAGGCCTTCCGTCCGGGAATAGAACGTCCGTTGTCTGAGCTGCGGGCGTGCCTGGAGGGGCATCCGTGGCTGACATGAGCCAACCTACCGTCGTGTCAAGAAAGGCCGCTAGATCGGCCAAGCGGACGTTTTTTGGGCCACTGTCTTTTGCGAACCATTGAGAGACAGCGGATTCCGTAATGTTCAAATGCTTGGCGATGTCCACGGGCAGCTTCCCCGCAGCCTCCATTGCCGTTTTGATTCTAATGCCTATTGCCATTCTTTAGTTGTCCTAAACTATCCCCTGTAGCGCCACTAAACAATTTCTTGCCCTAGTCGTTAGTTTCACTTAAGTACAGGTTATGAATGATCGTGGACTTCAAAAAGCGCGCGAAGCGGCAGGTGGCAAAAACGTTGATCTTGCCAAGCTTCTCAATCTTACCGAATCAGCAATAAGCCAGTGGGAGCGGGTGCCGATCCATCGCGCTATTGAAATTGAGAAAAAGACCGCAGGGAAAGTGACGCGACACGATTTGCGCCCTGATATTTTCGGACCACCAGCATGACGCGCAAAATTTTAGAAGAGGGCGGGGATTGCCAAAGACCCGTCCGTGACGGCGAGGCGTCGGCGGATTTAACGACCGCTTCCGCTTCGCCGTCACCACCGGATATCACGGCATGAGCGTGATCGCCCTCTACCGCCGCGAGCGCACTGTTAGCGAATGGATCGCCGTGGAGATCATCGAGCGCCGGGCCAATGGCGACGCGGTCTGCCGCGAGCTGGACAAACTGTGGCCCGGCGTGTGGATCGCCCGGCGCTGGCAAGTGGCGACGGGAGATGACGCATGACGGACGACGAGTATTTCGCGCTTGAAGCATTGAGCGCGTCCGGCGCCAAGCTGCTGCGGAAGTCACCGCTGCATTATAGAGCCGATCAATTCAAAGCCCGGCAGCCGACACCGGCTATGATTTTTGGCACGGTCGTGCATCGGCTTGTCCTGGAGCCCGAGCGGCCGGCATTCGCAGTCAAGTATCTTAACTGGGCCTCCAAGGAGGGCAAGGCCGAGCGCGAGCGCCTTGAGGCAACCGGGCTGCCGATCCTGTCGGAAGCTGACGGCGACCGCGCAACCGCGATTCGCGACGCGCTTTGGTCCAATGCAGTGATCGCAGAGATGCTTGAGGCCGCGCAAAAAGAGCAGGTCATGCTTTGGGATCAGCACGGCGTGAAGTGCAAAGCCAAGGCCGATGCGATCGGAGACGGCATCGTCATCGACCTCAAGACCACGATCGACGCCGGCATTAAGGATTTTGGGCGCTCGGTGGCGACGTTCTCATACCATCTCCAGGCCGCTCACTACCTCGACGGCTATAGAGCGACGCGCGGCGGCGCGGCTGATTTTATCTTCATCGCCGTCGAGTCTGCCGCACCGCATGCGTTTGCGCTCTACCGCCTCGATCACGAAACGCTGGCGGCCGGTGCGCGCGAGATGAAGCGCGCGGCGGCCGTGTATCGCGACTGCATGCAATCAGGCAACTGGCCCGGATACGAACAGGGCATCTCAACGCTGGCGCTGCCCTCATGGGAAATGCCGGCGGACGAGTGGAGCGACGCGGCGTAGCGGTTGCCACGCGCTCCAATAATCAAGAACCGCGAAACGTAAAAAGGAACCGACCATGATTATCAACGATGTCAGGCTGGACTGGGTGCATTTGGAAGAGCCGCGGGCGGCGGCAGAGGGCGCGGAGCCCAAGTATTCGCTCACTATGCTCCTGCCGAAGCAGCACAGGCAGGTGCCCGAAATCAAGGCCGCGATGCAGGCGGCGATTGCCGCCAAGTGGAACGGCAAGCCGCCGAAGGGCTTGCGCTCGCCGCTGCGCGACGGCGATGCCGTTGACGATACCGGCGAGCGGGTCAAGAGCGCGGAATACACCGACTGCTATTTCATATCTGCGGCGAACAAGAAGCCCGTCGAAGTTCTCGCGGGCAAGGATCGCAGCCGCGCCACCAGCGAGCATATGCGGAGCGGCAACTATGCCAGCGTGAAGGTGGGGTTTTACGGCTACGACACGGCCGGCAACCGCGGAGTCGGCTGCGGCCTCAATGGGGTCTGGATCACCAGGCGCGGCGAACCGCTCGGCGCCGCAAGCGAACCGTGGTCTGAGACGACAGAGGCCGAGGACTTCAGCGCGGTGGTGGCAAAAGCCCAGGCCGCCGGGCAGCAGGCTGACGACGTGTTCTGAGCGCGCTGAGAATATCCCGGCGGTATCTGGCCGCCGGGAAGCCATCTAGCAGGGCGCGCGCGATGAATTCGGATTCGACTGTAGAAATCACCGTCTTCACATCGGTTAAAGACAACACCGGATCCGTCGCGCGAACGGTCTGGCCTACATTTGTCGATCGAACGACGAACCATCGCGTGGGGCCGAAGGCCACCAAGCTGATTGCCGGCGCTTTGTTTTGCGGCACACGCGCCCAAAAAAACGTGCTCTCGCGCACCTGCTATCTGCTCGACATCGAGACCAATAAAGCAACCGGCGAGGTGCCGCCGGATGCGGACCAAGTGCGCGCGGAAATGCAAAAGCGCGGCTGGGCCGGTGTCATCTACTCGACGCACAGCCACACTCAAGAGGCGCCGCGCTATCGCGTGGCACTGCCGCCGGAAACCGCGATTGACATCAATCAGGATCAGGCAGCGCTGGCAGAAGACGGCATCCGCGCTCTTGGCCTGGCCGCCGCTTTGGGCCTGGGCGGCGTCGTGGACGGCACCAAGCTCGGCGCGGAGAGCATGTTTTACCTGCCGACCCATGCGCCCGACGCGCCGCATTTCGGCGTCGCCATCGAGGGGCGGGCAATAACAGCCGCAGAGCTGGCAGAGGCCCTGGCGGCCGGTAAACAACTGCGGGCGGACAATGACCAGTATCAGGCGGCAGCGCAGGAGCAGCGGCCGCCACGATCCGACAGCGTCATCGCGGCATACAACGCCAGCGCCACGGTCGCCGAGCTGCTCGAGCGCCACGGCTACAAGCGCCGGCCGCGATCGACGGTGGATTGGCGGTCGCAATATCAGACCAGCGAAGGCACATTTGCCACGCGGGTCATAGATGCGCGCTGGGTGACGCTTTCGGCCAGCGACATTGCAGCCGGCCTGGGGCGGCGGTCGGCCAGTGGCGTGGCGGCAAGCGGCGATGCCTTCGACCTGTACTGCCACTACGAGCATAGCGGCGATCAGCGCGCGGCGATCAAAGCCGCCGCCAAGCTGCTCGGCCTCGACACCAAAAAGCCGGCCAGCGATGAATGGTCGGATGCCGCGGCGGAAGGTGACGGCACCGAGAAGCCCGTCCATCCGCTCGCGCGCTTTGTAGATCCGCTGCCAGACACGCTGCGGCAGCCCAAAATGATCCTGCCGGGGCTGATAGCGGCCGGGCTGGTCGTGATCGCCGGGCAGCATGGCGTCGGCAAGACCACGGTGCTGGCGTCCATCGTGGTCAAGGTGGCCGGTGCCACGGAACTGGGCGACCCGCTGGCGCCGCGATACGGGCGACACGTCATCTATGTTTCGGAGGACACCGCACAATTCCAGCGCATCATGTATGCCGTCGCCAAGGCGATCCCCGGCGCGGGCGCCATCATCCGGCAGCGCGTGCATCTGGTCGAGGCGGTGCGGATGCCGATCGACCAGGTGGTCAAGGTTGCCGCGATCTACACCGAGCGCTTTACCGAGGAGGTGGACGGCAACCGGCTGCCGCCGCTGGTGGTGCTGGATACAAGGTCGGCCATCATCGCCATCGACGACGAAAACGACAACGCGGAAACGTCGCAAATCATGGCCGCCCTCAAGCAGCGGTTTGCCGGGCTGCCGGTCTGGATCGTGGGCCACGTCGCCAAGGCTTCATTCGGCCGGGCTGACGCCAAGAATATGTCGGCGCGCGGCGCCACGGCGCTTGAAGGCGACGCGCACCAGGTCATCTTCATCGTAATCGAGGACGACGACGAACGGTTTCTAATCCGCGGGAAAACCCGTTTTGAGGCGGCCGTGGCCTCCTGCCGGCTGGTCTCCCACGTCGAGCAGGAATGGGGCGTCGATGAATTCGGCGCCGCCTGCGAGATCCCCATCCGCCATGTGACGGTCGAGCCCCTGACGGCCGGGGAAGAGGGCGACCGCAAGGCGCATGCCGCAGAAAGCCGGAACGCCGAAAAGGAGGAGCGAACACGCCAACGGTGGGCGCAGGCGAGGGAGGAGATCATCGAGTTCGTGCGCCAGAAGGCCTTGGAAGGGGTGCTGATGGGCAAAACGGACGCCGCCGAGCGGCTGGGCGGAAGTCGGCAGCAGCGCCTCAAGGTGATCAAGCAGCTTATCTTAGACGGCCTGTTGATCGTGGCCACCGATTGGCCGGATGACGTGCGGCGACACAATCGAAGCGAGGGGTATTTGGTCGCGCTGAACGAGGGCGAACGGCTCGTTTATGAGCGCACCGGGAACAGGCCAAATGGTCGGAAATAAATCTCAAGGTTCCCAAGGTTCCCCAAGGTTCCCCAAGGTTCCCGGATGCGCCGGAACCTTGGGACCGGGTGGGGGGACTTTGGTCCCCACACCCAAGGTTCCCACTGTTTTTTTCCTAAGGGGAACCTTGAAAACGGGAACCTTGAAAACTGCCCGCCTTATTCGTCGGCAAATGACCTCAAAACGGGCTCAAGGTTCCCACCTACTAAATTACTCAACTATTCGACGGAGGCACCCTGAAAATGGTTAGCCAACCCTCTCGCCGGCCTCCCGTTCGCGGCCGCACTAAACCGTCCACCGCCTCCAGCATGTCCGAGGCCGAGAGCCGGGCATGGGCCGCCGCCACCGCCGCGCTCGATCGGGTGGCGGTCGACCTCGAGCGGATCTGGGGCATCAACCGCCTGCCCGAGCTCGTCGCCCCGGACCTCGCGGCCAAGTTCGCGGTCGCCCAGGAGCAGTGCGACGAGGCGATCAGAAGCGGCGACACCGCCGCGGCCGCGGGCAAGGCCACCGCCCTGGCGCGCGGCTGGAAAGCCCTCGATGCCGCCGCCCGCGCGGCAGGCCATACGCCGGGCGATCTGGGGGCCGTGTGGTTTGCCTCGGTGCAGGGCCGCTCGTTCGCCGTTTGCCTCCACACGGCCGACGTAGGGGCCTTGGCGGCCCTGCACCGCGACCATGAGGCGGTGAGCCTTGAAGAGCTTTTGCGGTTGCTGGACGCAAACGAATTGGGGCGCTTCGTTTCCAAGGCCAATCGTGCATTCCCCGGCATTGAGCTATCCGCGATCAAATCCAGCAAGCCCGCCGCCAACTGGGCGCGCGGCGACGATCTGCCGTTCTGAGGAGGCCACGATGGGCAAATTGAGCCGAGACAAGGGCAAACGCGGCGAGCTTGAGGTGGCGCAGCTCCTGCGCGACCACGGCATCCCGGCCCGCCGCGGTGTGCAGTATGCCGGCGGCAACGACAGCCCGGATGTGGTCGGCCTCGACGGCGTGCATATCGAGGTCAAGCGCGCCGAGACGCTTGCGCTCTACCCGGCCATGGAGCAGGCGCTGACCGACGCCAAGCCGGGCGACATCGCCACGGTCTGGCACCGCCGATCGGGCCGGCGCTGGGTCGTGGTGCTGCATGCCGAGGACTTCCTGGTGGTGCTGCGGGCCTCACGAGCAGGGACCGCAGCATGAGCGCCACCACCCTCCTCGACCAGGCCGCCCACGTGCAGCGCGAGCGGCAGGCCGCCTACGGCGAAGCTGACAAGGCAATGGCCGCCATCGCTGCCCGCTGGTCGCTCACGCTGGGCCACCCCGTCACGGCGGCCGAGGTCGTGCTGTGCATGATGGACCTCAAGTTGACCCGCCTGGCGCGCGATCCAGGGCACCAGGACTCGATCCTCGATCTGGTGGGCTATGCCGCCATCCTGCACGAGGTGACGAAGTGAACGCTACGCCGTGACCGACCGCCCGCACCGCATTCGCGGCAGCCTTGAGCGGCATGTCGGGCGCTCCGCGACCGATGACGGGACGCTGCATGAATTGGCGGCGACCGCATGGCGCCAGCGGCGCGCGGTGGTGTTTTTAGCCGCGCACCTCGATGCCATGCCGACGATGGTGCGGGCGCTGATCGAGGGCGAGGCCCGGCGCATTTACGGGTCACGGCAGCCGGCGAAACCAGGCAATGCGTAATGTTTGGAGGCAAGATGGCAAAAGCAAAGCGGCGTCGCATGCGGAAGCGCAAGCCGGTCAATCGCGGCGATCGGGTCGAGGCTACACCGGAGACGATCGCGAAGCTGCAACAGGACTACCTGCAACACCTGCTCGCACGCGACGGCATCGACCATCAGGAGGTCGAGGCGCTGCTGGCGATCGAGCAGGCATGGCACACGATCGAACGCCAGTTCGGCGCTCACCGCGGCTGGAGCATGGAGCGCGGCGACGGTGGCGGTACGCACGAGATGAGCGATGCCGTCGCCCGCGTCTGGGCAGTCTGGAATTGCTGGGCGACCGAGGTGCAGAGGCGGACGACGGTGCGCGGATCTGTTATCGCGAGCGCGATCGAGCAGCGCATCCCGCTTGAAGGCATCAACGTCGAGCTGTACCGCACCGCCGCCCGCATCTGGCATCGCTGCGTTCGTGACGCGCCGCCCGCCCGCCCGCTCCAGGGCCAGGCGATCGCCAGCAAGCCTGCTTTCTGATTGACAAAGGCCGATTGATGGTTGACAGTTGCGTTGCCACACTTGCGCCCGCCGGGAAACCGAGCGGGCTTTTCTATGGGTGCAGCATGGCCAAGCTCGCGATGCTCAAGCCGCGCGTTGCCACCATCGACACCAGCATTGCAGCGCTGCCGCCGAGGATCGCGGAGCCGTTCTATACCTCGCGGGCATGGCTTGATCTTATGGCCGGCATCAAGCGCGAGCGTGGCGAGCGATGCCAGGACTGCGGACGTGGCCACACGCGCATCTTCGGCGACCACATCGTTGAGCTGAAGGACGGCGGCGCGAAGCTCGACCGCAGCAATATTCGCCTGCGCTGCGGGTCGTGCCACACGCTCAAGACCAATGCCGAGCGCGCGAGGCGGATGCGGGCCTGACCCCGCGCAACATTGTTGCGCGCGAGGGGGGGGGGGGCTCCAAACTCAAAACCGCCGGGGAGCGCCAAC